CCTGTTTAGACTTCTCATCTAAACCTAAAACCAAATCTTCTATCTCTGCCTGACGCACTGGGTCTACTTGAACGCCATCCACAGAATAGTATGGCTTAGTTTCTGAATTAGCCTCTGCTAAAAGTTTCTCATATCTTCTTTGTTTGTTTTTAGCCATTTGTTGAATAACAGACTCAGAAAGATTTTTTATATTTTCAATTGGGTAGGGGTCGGCTTCACCCGTTAAAGCTTCAGCTTTTTTGCCTGTAACATATTTTCCTGCTTGTAACTCTGATAAATAGGTGTCTATTGCTTCATTAATTTGTGCGGTAGTAGATTCGTAATAATCATTTAATCTGTAACCCTCCTTGCCCCTAGCAAGGTGATTTTGGAGTTGTACTAAGGTTGATGGGTTTTTTCCATATTCTATGTCAGCCACGGTAAGATCAATGCCAAATTCATCTTTCGCTAATTTTCTTGCTGTTTGATTGTCTGTGTTACGAGCAGCTTCCATAATTAAACTTAAATGATTTTGACCACCATCATAGCCAAACTTGCCAATAATCTTGGCTTGCTTGCTTATGCCAATAGGTATTCCGCCAAAAGCAGAAGTCATTATGAGATCGTCTGCTAACCTGTCGGTGTTAAGCTCAGGACCTCCTAAAAGCTCTGAGGCTACGCCCCTTAAAGCGTAAACACCAGTGCCTGCTACTCCAGTTGTTCCTGCCCCACCTAAAGTGGCACCCAATCTACCTTTAGGTAGCGGTATGTTTATGCCTTTTACTTTAATACCACCTTTATAGCCACCCTCAAGACCTAACATACCACCCACAACCTCTGCTCCAAGCTGTACCGCAGGAACAATCTTGCCAAAGACATCGTAGCTATCTACCCAGTCACCGTATTCTTTGAATTCTTTGGTGGGCTTTCTTGTAATTGGATCAATGTAAGATAGGTCGTTATCTTCATCCTTAAAATATATTACATCGGGGTTATCAGGAAATCTTTTTCTTTTTAAATATTCTGCTCTTGCAGATTCATCGTTAGTTAAAGATGCAACAATCGCATCCAACTCATTAGAGGGCTTGTTTCTTCTGCGTAGTTCAAGCTCCTCTTCTATCTGTTCGATTGTGTACTTTGATTCTGCCATGAATTATTCTTTTAAATTATCCAACATTTCCTGCAATGCATCAGTTTCCTCAGTGGCTATTGAGGCAGTTTCAACAGGTGCTTTGCTCATGGTGTCAAAATAATTAATGGCTTCATTTGCTATTCTTTGTCTTTCGGGGTTTGCTTCTGTTTCTAGTGCTTTATCCCTAAAAGTTTCAAGTTGTTCATCAGTAAATGCTCTGTTGTCTTTACGCCATTGTGTTTCCCATTTTGTCATGTGTGATTGTAGACCTGAAATTGAAGCACCCTCTTGTGACATATATGAATCTCTTTGATTTTGTCTTTCTGTTTCAAATTTAATAACAAAGTCATTTATTTCTCGCATAATACCAATGGTCGCAAAATAACCATCTTTGGTTTGTGCAAGACTTGGGATTGAGCTAATAAATAATCGCATTTCAGTATCAGAGATCGGTCCTTTAGTTTTTTGGACATTCATCATGGCTAGATTAACGGTTACACTTGCCATAGGCTCTGATTTAGATTGTATTTCCTTTAAGCCATCTGCAATCGGCAAATTCTTAATACCCGGAAAAGACACAATAAATCTTCTTATAGGCTCAAAAAGTTGCGGAGCCAAACCAAACGCTTCTTCAGGCAACTGATAGCCATATTTTTCCATTTGGTCAAGAAGTTGATTACTGTTATTTGCAAGCTGATAATCTTGTGTGTATACACTCTCTTGCTTGCCAGCGGCTCGACCTAGCTCTTCATACAGTTTGGCTAACCCTTTGTCTGAGTCGCCACCGATTTGAACCATAGGAGATTTTATTTCTGCATATCCATCAGCAGTTGCCTCGGCAATATCGCTTACCTCTTTTGATCCAAAAGTTTTGTAAGACATTTCACCATTTTCTAGCTTCTTGCCATATGTGACGGCTGTACCTTTATCAGGATTTATTGAATCAAGAAGCTCTTGGTATACCAGTTGATTATAATTTTGTTCTGCTTTTTGTTTATCTCCAATAGCCAAACTTACTGACTGAACCGCAAGGTTGTCTAATTTTTCGTCAAATGCTTTTGTTTTTGCATCGTGTTCTTGTTTAAATGACTGAAAGCCTAAACCCACACCCCTACCAATAGAGGGTAGCTTTTCTGATTGTTGAGCTAATAAACCCCTACCAATTTCAGAGGCTAAATCATAAAAAGAAGGTCTTCTAGGTTCGCTTACAGCACCCCTTAGCATGTCTTGATATTCTTTTGATCTTTGGCTTACATCCATGCTCATAGGGTTTACTGCTTGTAAGAGCAATGCACTTATGTTTGATTGTAGAGCATCACTGCTTGTTGGTGTAGAGCTAACATCGGTCTGATTGGTTAGAATTTCTGCGTTTGCGTTTGCAACGGCATTTGCGTCTACAATACTATCCAAGCCACCAGTATCCCTTTTATAGTCTGTTTCAAGACCAACAATACCACCCGGTGCATAACCCATTAACGATGACAAACCTGTTCTGCTCATTGGCATTATCCGAATGTTCTATATTGTGGTGGATTCATAAAGCTACCTAAACCACCAAGTGCTGATAATCCAACTCCTAAGCCTGTTTGCAAGGCTGATGGTTGAACTCCATAAGTTGTACCAATCTGACTGAATCCTGCGGGGACACTTTGTACAAATGGTAACAATGATTGCATTTGTTGCAATGGTGCTTGTTGTTGCATCAATGCGTTTTGTCTAGCTGCATCCAATTGTGCTTGTTGTAATCCTTGTGTCATTTGACCTAAACCGAGTTGTCTTTGTATGTCAGCCTGAGCAGATTGTTGTGCTTGTCCACCAAGACCTGAGTAAGCTTGACCTAAACCAAACTGACCTGCTTGTCTTGCACCTGCTAAAGAACCAAGTCCTGAAGCAAGTTGTTGTTGGGCTTGTTGTTGTCTACCAAATTCGCCCATGGCTGTTTGTTGTGCTTGTTGAAAGCCTTGGCTTCTAAGTCCGCCTAAAGCCTCTCCTAAGCCTCTACCGAGAGCTTCAGTGCGTTCTTCTGCACCCAATCTAGCTCTTGATCCAAAAGCTGATTCACCGCCTCTAGCGATGTCAGAAGCTCTAGCTGATATGTCAGCCATGGCTCCTCTTTCAAGTATATCTTTGCGTACTTGGTCAATAACTTCTTCTTGATATGGGTCCATAAATTGTTGATATGAACTAGGATCGTACTCAGCACCTGCATATTCTCTTAATGCTTGCTCAGACTCACCCAAACCACCGAATAAACTTTCGATACCTGTACCAAAAGCTTGTTCAGCCTTTTGCATGTAAGGGTCTTGAACGCCAATTTTTTCTCTTGATAAACCAATAGCCGCTAATTGTTCAGGAGATAGTCCTGCAATCTTTTGTGGCACGACAACTGGGTTGCCTTGCTCATCATAAAATGTTCTCTCCGAAGCTCTAAATGCTTGTTGCATAAAGCCCGGTGAATAGCTAGAAGTACCCGGTATGCCTGAACCAAAGAATAATTCTCTAGTAGTAGGGTCTAGGGTTCTAAACTGTTGTTGAATATCTGTTGCGATTGGCTCTGCCATTATGCCATGCTCCCAAAGTGTTCCATTAGTTTATACATAACTCTAGTGCCTGAGTCCCTTGTTGGCTCTCCGTTTGGAGTTAGAGTTAGTATGCCATTGTTATTGTTAACATCAAAAGAACCTGCTCCTCTTACAGCCTTGGCAGTCATTACAAACTCACCGTCTGAAAGCATTGCAGGAATATCGTCTGATGTCTCAGTGCCTGCTCCATTGATCTGTCCATCTCTTACAGGAAACTCTTCTACATTGATAGCAACATCCATGTCACCACCTTCTGCCATAGCTACGATACCACCGTCAGCAAAAGCCATAATGCCACCTCTTGCCATCATTCTTTTTTCGGGTGGTTGATATACCATGCCCTCTGTAACAGTGGGTCTGCCACCGCTTAGTGCAGGCATGCCTTCAGGAGTTAAACCAAACTCTACACGAGATGGCATTTCTGCTCCTGTTCTACGAGCTATCTCTGCTTCTATGTTATATCTGCCAAGTTGATCCATTTGAGTGAGTGGAGTTAAAGGTACGCCTTTTTGATCTTTGGCTTCTTCATAAGCCAACTTACCAATTAAGCCTGCAAGTCCTGCAATACCTAATTTACCCATCATGCCAAGACCGCCTTGATCGCTACCTGCTTGTGTGCCACCAGTTAATGCACCTTGTATGGCTCCAACAGCACCTCTGTTCGGTACTTTACCTTCGGCTCTAGCCTGAGCAACCAATGCATTGAATGTGCCATTTGCCTTAGCTTGTTCTATTTGTTCAGGTGTATATCCTACCGCCATAAGCTCTTCAGTTCTAGTCATGCCATCATCACCAGTAAGCATTTTTGCAACATCCTCTATTCTGCCCAAGTTTGATTGGGTGGTTAAAGATGCTATTTCTGAAGCCGTTGCAGGCATGCCAGTTTCTATATTTATGTAACCCTGATTAACTGGGTCGTATTTTATAATGTCAGACTCAGGTGTTCTATTGAATAAACCACTAATGCCACTTTTTACATTTCCAAACAAGCCAACATTATCTTTGCCCGGCATTATGTATTCATATGCACCGCTTGCACTTTTGCCAAGATTACCCAAAAGACCAATCCCATCCTTGCCCGGCATTACATATTCACCAATTTTGCTAAAAAAATTTCCTTTGGGTACTGTGCCTGCTGAAGGATTTAAAGGGTTGTTAGCGAACAGTTTGCTACCACCATAAGACAAAGCACCACCTAACAAAGCATCTTTGGTTGAAAGCCCTGAAGCCTTTCCTGCTGCAGCTGTTATAGCTGCTTTTGCCAAGGGTCCAACACCCGGTATGAAAGGTGCGACTGTAGCAACAACAGGTGCTAATTTTTTTGTAATTTTCTTTCTAGCTCTGTTTAATTTAGATAATGCTTTTTTAATAAAAAATTCTTGTAATCCTGTATCAGGATTAATTGATGCTATTCCGCCTAGCTCTCCTGTAGTGTCAACAATTCTCGATCTTGGATCAACACCCATTTCCATCATGGTTTCATCGAGAGCATCTGCTATTGGTGGATTGGCTTGTAATACTTCAGGCGGTACAACAACATCACCTTCTGCAAGGTGTCCAACCGTTGTGTCTTCGTTTCTTCCTGCGGACAATAACCGCATGATACCTTCATCACCCTCACCGCTAACTGGCATCATTCTGTCTTTTAAAATTTCTTCTTGAATTTCTTTGGGTGCGACTTCTTTTACAGTTTGCACAAATGCGTCTACATCCATGCCTGTACCCATTTCGTTGAGTATTTCTTGTTGAGCTTGCATAGACTCAGGTGAGTTCTGCGGATATGTCATTATGGTTCTAACTTGTTGTTCAAAACCAAGATCGACTAATGGTTGCATCACACTTGTGTCTACATTTGATACCATTGGGTCTTGTACACCACTTAATAAAGCCTTGTTAATCCTAACCATATCGTTGTCAGACATAACGCCTGAGCCTATTGGCTCATCAGTATAAAAGCCTGTATTAGCAGAACCAAATCTTGCTGCCATGGGGTCTCTTTGTCTTGCCTCCATGACCTCTTGTTCGGTCATTCTCCGAGCAAGGGGATTTATATCTTGTGTGAGGTTTTGTATTCTTTCTTCTAATGTTGCCATATTAACTCGTTGTAACTGTTACGGAGCCTACTGCTCCTGTTCCACTCACGCCACTCAAATATGTTTGGTGACTATATAAATCACGAAAAGCATTCCCGTCATACGCTTGGTGAATCTCTAGTGTCGTATTAAACACTATATCACCCGCTATAAAGTTCAGTTCACCTAATTCGGATTGGTTGAACTGCGGGGTTCGATTTGGGTCGAACTGTCCTAAGTTTAACTCAAGTATCCTGACTAATCTATTAAAAACATCAGGTGTTACTTCGTCTAAAGCCTGCGGTAACCTTGTCGGTAATAGCTTTGCCATTATCTTCTACCATCAGGCTGTATATACATTCTAGTATATCCTAGTCTCCATTGCACTCCTAGTCTGTTTGCTGTGTCTGCGTCATCATCACTTTGCAGTCTTAACACAGCCTGTCTTGCTCTAGTTCGTACATTTAATTCATTGGTATTGTTTGAAACATCCTTAGTAACCTTGGTTGATAAGCTTTGTGCAGGAAAGTTTCTTGTTTTAATTTGCATGTTTATTTGCGGTACACCACTGGCTGTATTGGTACCATAAAATTTAATATCAGGAATGATTTTGCTAATAAAGGCAAAGTCGTTGCCTTCTTGCAAATCAAAATCAGAGCTTTCAATAAAGACATTATCCATTGGAGAACCATCGTTATCTTCGCCTGTTTCTTGGTTATATAAATAATTGTCATTGGTAGCCACTGGTGCAATAAACACATCTTCATCAAGCCAAGCAGTTCTAACTAACTCACCTATGCTCCATGTATTTTCTAAATAGTTATATATAACATAGCGTGATATTTCACCAGTGTTATCTTGAGTTGAGGGATAGAACCACCACACTTCATTGTATTGTTTATTAACCAAAGCAAATGTTTTAAACAACTGTGATAAGTCTAAGTTTTCTTGCACATAACTTAAGACAGTGCATTCTAGTCTTTGTACACTACCGTTGTAACGATAGAAACCATCTTCAGCCATCCAATAAACACCATTCGGTGCATTGATACAAGCATTGGGTGCGATCATGCCCACACCTTGATTGATTAAGTTGACTGCAAAAGTTAAAGGTGGTCCAACAAATTGTATCGAATACAAAGCTGAATCAGTCCACACAAGAGTTTCTTGCCTTGATCTTATCCCACCAATAATCTCACTACCCACAGACAGTCTTACCGAGCCTGCGGTATTGGTTGTTAGTGGCTCCCACTCAGTTACGCTTTCTTGATCAGAAAAAGCAACAAGCATAGGATCAATAGCCCCTGTTCTAGCTGTGCCTGCGTCATTAATAGGATCAGCACCTAAAACAAACACATGTCTATCTGTTTCGGAAACAATGGTTTGTAAGCCAACGGTAGGAGCTAAGTTTGCTCCTGACAAAGATGTAATGTTTACGGCTCTTGCAGATGTGCCTCCTGAAGAATCCCAATAAAAAACACCACCGCCCCTTGGGTTTAAAACTAAATCTTCACCGAAATTATCAGACGACCATAATCTGAGTTGATTGGTAAAAGTTAAAGAACTCGCAGACCCATATGCACCTGACCCCCAAGCATTAACACCCCAACCAGTTGATGATACAAAATTATCTAGTCCAGTATTAAGTTGGTAAGCACCTACTACGCTACTGCCACCATTACCCGTATCACTTGAGTTTGCTAAAACAGGATCGCCACTTGTATCCTTGGCTTCAATTAAATAAGAGTTAGCATCAACAATGTTTGTTATTTGATATTCCTGATTAAGCACCGTAGCATTAATGTTGCCACCAAGACTGACTGCTCCTGAAAAAGTGACAAAATCATTTTGCACCGCACCATGTGCTGTATCACTTACGGTGATAGTAGCATCACCATCGGTTGCAGAAAATGTTACATCGCCTGCACTTGTTGTTAATCTAATTGGGGTAACATCATAAAAAGTATCACCCTCTTTTACATAAGATTTAAGGTGAGTGCCTAAAAATAAATATTTAGTGCCTGATATGGAAATCCATGCAAATAAATTTCTACAGGTTCCGAGAAAAGAATTAGCCGAGTTTTTGACCCACCCACCTAATTTTTCAACAAAACCTTTTCTAAACCTAATTAAAGACGCATTGAACCATCCGCCTGCGTTTGTGTAATCGGTTCCTTCTCTATTTATTCCTGCTTTAAACTGAAACTTTGCGTATGGCATGTTTCATTGCTATTAAGCGATTCGGATAATAGCTGTAGATGAAGCTGCCGCAGGGAATACAATTGTAAAGTCACCTGCTGTGGATGTTTTATCTCCACCAAAATCTATGGTAGCTACTGATGCATTTGTTGCTGAAGAATTGTAGATCATACAACCCCTTGCTGTAATTGTAGCTGTACCAAAAGTTAAATCAGCAAAATCTGTAAAAGCTGTTGTGCCTGAAGATGTTGGATTAACATTGGTTAAGTCAGCACCACCTGATGTGTAGTTAGTTCCTGAAGCTTGACCAGTCGTAGTAAAAGCTGTTGTTGTAGCTCCCAAAGTTGCTGATGAAGTATACAGTGCTAATTTAAAGGTGTTGCCTCCACTGGCTTTAAAATTATGTACTCCTTCGAGTAATTGTTGTTTAAAACTTGTTGTAAGTGTTGATGTAATTGCCATAATTATAGTTTCCTAATTAAATCAGCAGACTCCTTGTGACCTGCTTTTTCTAATTTGTTATTAATGGTAATCCTATCACTTTTTATAGCATTTTGCATATATAGTTCAATAACTTTTTCAATATTGTTTTTAAACTCATTGACTTGGTTTTTTACATCTTCAGGTGCTTCATCGCTTACCGCAATGATTCTTTCAATACACCTTTTTGCCCAAAATTCTACTGGATGACCACCTTCTGTTGTGGTGTGTACCTCAATACTTCCAAGATTAGTTAAAGTTGTATCATCAATCATTTACCACTCCTTTGGTTCAACTGGGTTTGTTTTGTCATCGTGTCTGCCAATAAGCTGTGGTTCTATTGGCATTGTGTTTACTGTAAGCTCGCTCATTTTTTTTACAATCATTTTATCGCCATCCATTAAAGGCACTAATGGGTCTGCTAATCTATGATAGCCATAAAGTTTTTCACGAGTTTCTACATTTGTATCTAACAGCGTAGAAGAACTGGCAACACCTACCTCCATGCCTGCATGCATACATTTAGATAGCCAAAACTCTACACAAGCCCTGCCTGATTCTGCAAAATGTAGGTTGCCTTTGTAGGTAAAATCGACTCCATATATTTTTAATGACCCAACTTTATTCCACAAAGCAAATGCTATAGCATAAGCCACGGTGTTATTTAGATAACAACAATTCAAATCCCCAACAATTTCATCAATAGGATATAACACTAAGTTTTTTGCTCTTTCATCAAGTTGACATGTGTAAATTGGCTTATCGCCTTTTGTTAACATTCTTGTCATACCACTGGTTTGTCCACCTGCATCATCGCTGTCTAAAAACCTAGATGGTGGGTCCATCATAAAGGTTCTATCGTGATATATAACAGAGCCTACAGCATTAATGCCCCAAACCTCATCAAAGTTGTCTCCATGAGATGCTGCTAAATTATAGTCAAACCAACTGCGACCCAAGCCAACAATAGCCACAGTCTTGCCTTCAAGTTTTTTTATTCTCTTCATTTTTCTCCTCTCAAAAAGAAAATTAAGTTACATTAATTCTAAGCGAATCGTACCTCATTTCATCTCTTGTATCTCTGCCTTCACCTAGGTTCTTCAGTCTACCCAAGGCTTCTTTGAATTTAGAATCTAATATACCAACCTCTGCTTGAGGTAGTTTTAAAAATATTGCACCCTCAACCAAACATGCGTATAGAAGCGTATCAGGAGCCTCAGTTGATAAATATGTTGTAGCACTGACACCATTGTATTCTACAGTTGGATCAGTAATTGATTTAGGTCTTGCTAAATAATGAAGCTCTACATCGTAAGCTTGATCAGGAACTGGTGACACTTCAAAGCTTGATTGATCAAATATTGAATAGTATTTTGGTTTTCCTCTAGTAGATGTATTTGAAGAATACTCTTTAATAAAAGAATTATGTTTAAAATCGCAATAAGTATAATTTCCACCATCTATAACTGCTAAAGAAAAACTACCAAGCCAATCTGTTGGTGTGTTTAAAAACCTTTGATCTGCCGTTAAATTACCTGAAACATTTTTTCTTTGATCAGGTAGCTGTACTACTTTAAATATCCTTTCTTCACCTTGCAAAATAAATGTATCAAGCTGATTTACAAAAGTGGTTTCGTCAGTTTCAAGATAATCTTGAATAGCTGTTTTTAATGTTGTTAATGTAAAGCTCATGTGTTTGTTACCGTAACTGTACCTAATTCAGATTCTAAAGCATTAGGCACCGTAAGTGCTGTTCCTATTATACCCAAATCCCAGTTTGTATAAACTGTAAAATTGCTTGGCACTACGCTTGTGTCCACTCTTGGGTTGCGTAAAGCCTCAGGATCAGCCAAGTTTCTTCTTGTTTCTAATTGTGGGTGTTTGGGTTCATAGCACTCAGGACAGGTTCTGTAACCATTCCATTCTTTTTTAAGTTCTTTTAAACCGTATCTAAAACCACATCTATCACAGATACCATACGCATTCTTTTCCGATGCGAATGCCATTATGCGTAATCGTATGCCCTAGTATCAGGGGTTGCTCTAAATGATGCTCTGTCCTCGTCTTGACTTAAAGCTCTTTCAAACTCTTCTTCGTAGAGTTGTTTTAACATGCCCGTTCTTTCAGGAGCTTTTTTGAGGGATAGATAGTAAGCCAATCCTGCACTAAGGCAAGGATAGAACCTAAATGGCATCTGCAAAGTATCGGTTGATGCATCTACATCATCCATACGCATAATTCTATTTACATAAAGAACATCTGTTGAGTTCTCAGGGGCGTTGTATAGATAGATTGTTGGTGTAATTTGTTTGTCTACAAAATATTGAGATGGTCTACCTTGTGCAGTTTTATCAGGAATAGCTGCATATTCACTTCTTGAGATTTGATTCATTTGCAAATCGCTTGGTGTACCATTAGTTGTTCTTCTGATAAATGCATCTAACACATCAATTACAGCAGTTGGATTTGTTGCATCCAAATCATAAGATGTTGTGCCTTGTGTCAAAGCGATAGATGTTTGTGAGATAGTCCATTGATTTAAACCACGGTTAGCCCATTCAGCTAACAATAAATTTAAACTGCGTTTTGCAGTTTTTAAATCGTATGCTGTGCGTAGCTCAAGACCGCATCTTTCAAATGCTTCTTCTATGTATTCAGCTACATCTAGCTCAAAATTTTTAGAGCCTGAAACTGCCATATTATCTTGCTATCTCAGCACCCTGTCTTGATCTTCTGTAGTTTGATGCACCTGCACAAACGCCACCGCCATCTTTGTACATAGCAACTTTTCTTTGATTTGACCCCGACATGCCTTTTCCTCTTGCGGGCATTGGAGTGCGTTTAGCTTCCATTGCTTGAGGTTTTTCTTTGCTCAATCTTCGCAATGAGCCAAAAATTCCGCCTGATGACGGCATTCTTGCTTTGCCTGATTGATTTTTTGACTTTACTTTTTTAAATGCTTTTGATAAAAATCCCATTGTAAACTCCTGTGTTTAAATTTAGCCAATTAAGGCTAATGTTTATGATACCTTATTTTTTGTTTTTTTTTGTAAAAGTTTTAACATTGGTTGGTTTTCCGCCAACGCCTTGTTTCTTTGATCTTTTTCTTGTGACTGCCGATTTGATTTGTGATTTGGTCATTGATTGTGCTTTTGATTTAGGCACGCATTTTGGATATTTTCTTTTTGATCCTTTTGCAGACTTTCTTCCGCACTTCTTAAACCCACCACCTTCTTTAGGCGATCCAATATCTACCCACTCTTCCTTGAACCACTTCTTGAGTCCGCCTGATCGCTTAGTCATTAGCCACGCATCTTGGTTTTCTTTCTGCGATTATTCATAACCGCACCACAACCACGAGCTATAAAACTTTTAACACTTGCACCCTTTTTAA